CTTTACGACTTCGGCAGCACCGTCATCCGCATACAAAATCGCCTCCACCAATTCCACCGAGAGCTCGGCGGTGATGGCTTTTGCGAGTACCGAAGGTACAGCGTAGGTTTCTTCACCGTTTGCATCCTCGGTAATTTTTGAATAATACAGTCTGTCAAGACCGATAGTTGCCATGTGTTACTCCTCCAATCTATAATTTTTTGCCACATCAATGGCATAATGATGATATCCGGTATCGTCCTCATGTCCTATATACCGACGTTCCGTTACTGTGAAATCTGCAACTAATAAGGCCATTGTGAGCTGCCTTTTCTTCTCTAAATAATTACTTTTGGAGAATAGAGATATCCTTGCTTCCTGGACATCAAATCCTGGGCGGTTATCCGCATGGACTTCGAATAGATCTGAAAGTGGAAGTATCACAGCATACTCATCCGGTGCTAAACCTGAAAAAACCCCGGTTTCTACGGGGAGTGGTATAGCAGTAACGAGGGTATTGAGTTCTTCTAAAATATTCATATCTTATCAATCTCCTCCTCAAGTTTGGCTATCATTGCATTCATACAAGGCTTTTTTGATGCAGTTCTCGCAGGTTTTAAAAAGGGTTTTGCAGGTTGACCATGCTTACCATATTCAATGATGCTAGCAATTTTAGCATTACTCTCTCCATCCGACCTTGGCTCTGCAAAACCAACTTTGACGTTGAAATTTCCGTCTCTATCCTGCTTTGCATCAGACAATCCTAATGAAGCTAACAACTCACCAGTACTTCTTGATGAATACTTCGTTTCCGAACCAACTACTTTATTTAGATTGCCTTTTACCTTATTCAGAACCATTTCACCACCAGCTTCTAAAACTTTAGGAAGAATTACATCGGTCTGATTAGCTAACCTAGAAACTTTTGATAGAAACTCCTCTGGCATCTTGATATTGACTTTTGCCATACCCATCACCCCACAGTTGGTTCTAGCTTTTCAGCTAAAACCTCGAGATACATTCCACGGCTTCTTACATCCTCTACACTTAAAATCTGATATCTACCGTCTTCACAAGCTATGAACATTTCCGTTGTGACACTAAATCCAGGAATTATCCTAAACCGAAATAGTGATGATGCATTTGAAAATGACGCCATATTCGTCCACTTCTCACTACCATGACGATCTTCCTTATAGGCACGTACACTAGCGAGCATATTATCACTTTTGGTGACGAAGCCTTCCGCATCCTTAATTGGTACCGTGCTAATGATATCAATGAAGGTATCCATCTTTCCAAAGCTCATAATTTACACCTTCCAATCCCGGTCGAGTCTTAGAAGTAGGTTTACCGTGTTCCAAACCTGCTGACCTGCCTGCACGCTATCGGCAAAGAAACCAGCTGTCGAACCATCTCTGCTTTCGTAGAAATGACCCGACAGCATGATCACTGCTTGTTCCGTGGTAGGTGGCATAGTATTTTCCATATAATAACCCTCAACGACATGTTGGTAACTCTCCGCGTAGGAGACGGCAGCTCTTATATAATTCAGTAAAAGGTCGTCATCTGTGTCATGTGCCAATATTAAGTTTGCTTTAACTTTGGGGAGAAGATTATCTGTTGTCATGCCATCCACCTACTTTCAATCATTCTTCGTCTGCTACCATTAGCCCGACTGCTTTCAGTTTAGTGAGTAGGGCATTGAAATCCGTTACCAGACCAGCGGCATCGGTGGCGATGCTGTCCACCTGGTTTGCAGCTATTGGTATTTCAGGTACGACCGGATATGCTAGTACATAGAGGATTCCGTCTTCACCTATTTTGGCGGATACGGTGTCTGTCTCTGCCTTAGCATCAGCTTTTACACCACCCAAAGTTTCCGCTGTTGCCATAAGAAGCGGATCGGCGGAGAGTCCCGTTACCGAGGCTCCCTCCTTGATTTCAAGCGTACCTCCTATGACTGTTTTCTCACCGCCCTGTTCGGTGTAGTTCTTGGTATTATAGCTCATAATGCACCTCCATTAAGCTTTCTGCTGAAGTACCTTTATAGCTTCAGGCAGAATCAGCTTTCCATCTACACGCTGAGTAGCAACAAAGCCTACTTGGCCAGTAACAGCATAGAGTTCATTAAGTCTCTTAAACACACGGCCTTGACGATCAGCAACCCAGTAATAGCTAAAATCACCGAATGCTATTGTCTTCGCTCCGGATGCAATCGCTGGTACATAGGAAGATGTATGCAATGGACGATTAAGAATAGTATCTGGAGTCCCCGCTTGTATGGATGGCTGCCATAAATACTGACCTTGACCGTCTTTTAACTTACGAATTGCCTTTACTGTTGAGTCATTCATGATGAATGCAGATTTATTACGGTAAGGTGATTTTAGTGAATAAAACAGGTCAAGCACTTCATCTAGAGTGATAGCAGTAGCACCGGCAGTAGTTACACCTAGTTGTGCTCCTCCTGTAGCTGCCAGAATACCAGTCGGCTTACCAGAACCATCGCCACCGAAGAAGGCTTCCTCTTCCTTATTACCGATACGTCTTGCAAACTCCCTTGAAATATATGGTTCAAGTTGAAATACACTGTCGTTTAGAAGCTCCTCAGAAACCTTGATCATGGTTCCAAGCTTATAAGCTCCTATTGAAACTTGACCGAAGCTGTCATCACTTTCAGGGATTGTGCCTTCTTCATCTACCCAAGATGCGGTACCCTTAGACGCTACCACTGGGATTTTTCTATCACCAGATGCGGTGGTGATAACTTTAGCAAGCCTTCTGAAAATATTCTCTTCCTCTAATGCCTCTACAAGAGTCCTTTCAAATTCATCAGGAACAAGATATCCTCCTTCAGTGTCAGTTCCAATTTGAAGAGCATTTCTTACATTTACATCTAGACCTTCTCCTGCACGAGTACGCATAGCATTCCAGAATGCTTTCCTGTACTCTGCGGATGCACGACCTGTCTTTTCTTCAGCTCCTTTGGATGGAGCGTTTGTTATAGGGTTACTGGTAGCTTTGGAGAGTTCTAAGTCGATTGTTGCCTGACGCTCCAAACGTTCAATTTCCTTACCAAGAGCTACAACATCTGCCTCCATCTTTTCATAGGTTGCAGTGTCTTCAGCGGATAACAATCCATCACCGCCGCGTTTCGTATCAAGGAATGCTTTAGTCGCATCCCATGTCTTAGCGCGCTTTTCGCGCAATTCAAGAATTTTACTCATTGTGTTTCCTCCTTTAGGTTAGTGAGAAATTAAAGAAAGCCGCTTATCCAGCGACTCTATTGGGGTACCTATTTTCGTTTTTTGCTTTTTGGGTATCTTCCCAAGTAGCGAGTTACATACAGCCGCACGGGAAAATATAAGTCCCTGCCCTGTATCGAGTGGACTACGATCTTCATCTTCCGTGAACATGATTTTGTCAGCAAAGCCAAGTTCAATGGCTTTGTTTGCGTTCATCCATGTTTCCGCATCCATAAGGTGCGAAATTTTAGTTCTGGATAGCCCAGATTTTAGTTCATATGCATTGATGATACTTTCCTTTACCTCATCAAGCAGAGCCTTTGCACGGAGCATCTCCTCGCTATCTCCGATAGCAATGGTTGAAGGATTATGGATCATAAGCATGGATACTGGGGACATATATACATCGCCACCTGCCATAGCAATAACTGATGCCGCACTTGCGGCAAGTCCATCAATCTTTACTGTTACATTTCCTACATAATCCATTAGCATGTTATAGATCTGTGCAGCGGCAAATACATCACCGCCGGGTGAGTTAATCCATACCGTGACATTACCAGAGCCAGCCATTAATTCATCCTTGAATAGCTTTGGTGTTACTTCATCACCCCACCAGGTCTCATCAGATATTTCTCCGTTGAGATAAAGAGTACGTGCCTCGGTGGCTTCATCACGCACCCAGTTCCAAAATTTTCTCATTGGCTATTTCCCTCCGTTTCATAAAAATTTCCCGCTTGATTAAGCGGGAGCATATTGCCGTTCACAAGATACAAATCTCCACCTTCCTCAACAGGAATGCGGTTCATATCCTCCAGTTCACGGATGTCATTTGCAGACATCCACCCATTTTGTCGTCCTGTAGCATAGCCATTCATACGGCTTTGGTAATCACCACGA